ACTTGAGAGGGCGCTGTGGGCGTGAAATCGTGCTCAAAATGCGGCGCGCCGCTCCCGTTGCCGTCCGGCCGGGGCCGTCCTCGCACCCGCTGCCAGTCGTGTGCCCCGTCGCAGGCGAAGTCGCAGGCACCGCGCCGCACGAAGACGACCGCCGAGGGTGTGTTGGCCGCTACGCGCGCCGAACTTGAGGCTGCCGGAGCCACCGGCTCGAGCGCCGGGCAGGCCGCGCTGTCGCTGGCGGCCGCGATCGACTCCGGCGAGGATCGTGGCGCTGCGCTGGCGGCGCTGGTGAAGCAGCTGGGTGTGACCATGCGGGCGGCGGTGCCGGATTCGGCGCCGGAGGCGGATCCGATCCAGGCGTTGCGTGATGAGTTGGCGGCTCGCCGTGAGCATCGCCCCGCCTGAGCGCCTGGTCGCGCCGACGTTCTTGACGCATCCGCCGTTCGAGCACTCGATCGGGGATCTTGTCGCGGACTTCAGCGCGAGCCTCGGCTTCGTTCCGGACCCTGAGCAGCGTCTGGCGTTGCAGGTGATGTATTCGCAGACCGACCCGGGTGCCGCGTATTCGACGATGTCGCCGCGGTGGTCGGCGATGGAGTTCGCGGTTGTCGCGCCTCGCCAAAACTTGAAATCCGGGCTGTTCAAGATGGCCGTGTTGGCGGACTTGTTCCTGCTCGAGTGCTCCCGTGTGACGTGGTCGGCGCATCTGTTCAAGACGTCGCGTGCGGCGTTCGTCGACATTCAGCAGATCATCGAGGCGAACTCGGGGCTGTCGAAGTACGTCAAGCGTGTCACCGAGGGTGCCGGCAACGAGGGTGTCGACTTGATGTCGGGTGCGCGGTTGCAGTTCATGACGCGCAGCAAGACCGGCGGTCGCGGTCTGACGGGCGAGAAGGTGATCCTCGACGAGGCGTTGATGCTCACCGATGAGCAGATGGCGGCGTTGATGCCGACGTTGTCGGCGATCCCGAACCCGATGTTGTGTTACGGCTCGTCGCCGGGGCTGCCTGGTGAGTCGCTGGAGTTGCGCCGGATTCGCGACCGGGGCCGTGAGGGCGACGCCTCTCTGGGTTATCTGGAGTGGACGTCGCTGGCGAAGTGCGCCGATGGCGACAAGTGTCGTCATGAGGTGGGCACCGAGGGGTGTATCGCCGATGACGAGGACGAGTGGGCGAAGGTCAACCCGGCGCTGGACCGGCGGATCTCGCGTGAGTATGTCCGCGGTGAGCGTCGCAGTCTGCGCCCGGACACGTTCCTGCGTGAGCGCCTGGGTGTTTGGCCGGCGGAGGCCGACAGTGAGGCGGTGCCGGAGAAGCGGTGGCTGGCGTGTGCTGGTGACGGCGAGATCGTCGGCCCGGTGTCGGTGTTCGTGGATGTGACTTTGGACCGTTCCGAGTCGGTGGTGTGGGTGTGTGGCGCGAACGGCGAGGGGCTGCACCAGATCGAGTGTGCCGATGCCAAGCGTGGCACGGACTGGACGCCTGAGCGGGTGTCGGAGTTGATCGAGCGTCACGAGGTGGTGTCGGTCGGTGCGAGGTCCGCGGGGCCGGTGACGTCGTTGCTGCCGGATCTGCGTGGGGTGTGTGAGGACGCCGGCGTCGAGTTCGTGAAGGTCGGTTCGGGCGAGTTCGCGGGGATGTGTGGGGCGTTCTACGACGCGGTGATGGCGGGGACGCTGCGTCACCGCAACGATGCCCGCCTGAACCGTGCGGTGTCTGCGGCGAAGCGGCACCGCCAGGTGGACGCCTGGACGTGGGAGCGGACCCTCGTCGATGTTGATGCCGCCCCGCTGGTGGCCGCCACGGGTGCCTTCGCGCTGTTCGCGCAGAACGGCGTCCCGTATGACCCGTTGTCGAATCTTTGGTGAGGAGAGCCGTCGTGCTTAAGTACGTTCCCGGCGCCCTCGGTGCCCTGCTCGTGATTGTTGGTGCCGCGTGGCTGATGCCCGCGTTGGGTGTGATCGCTGCCGGCGGTTTCCTGTTGGCGATTGATCGGCGGATCGGCTGATGGGTTTGTTCTCTGGTCGGCGCGAGGTCGACACCTCTCAGCGTTCGTTGACCATGCCGTACGAGCTGTCCGCGATCAACCCCGGCGCGACGATTGTGGACTACGCCACGGTGGACGCCAACGGCGACAACGCGTTGCGGTCGATCGCGATCGGCGCGTCGATTGATCTGATCTGTTCGCTGGCTTCGGAGTTGCCGCTGGATACGTTCCGCGGTTTCGGTTCGGACCGGGTGCAGTTGGCGACGCCGTCGAACTTGCAGGATCCGGGTGCTACGGGCCAGGGGCTCGAGGACTGGGTGTATTCGCTGCTGAACTCGTGGCTGTACCGGGGCAACGCCTACGGCGAGGTTGTGGAGTATGACCGGGCCGGTAGCCCGCGGCGGGTGTCGCTGTTCCACCCTGACCAGGTCCGGGCGACGCTGGTGGATGGTCAGATCCAGTGGTGGGTGAACTCGCAGCCGTGGGATGAGCCTTCCCGGTTTGTGCACCGCCGTGTGAACCCGGTGCCTGGCCGGCTGTTGGGCACGTCTGTGATCGAGCGTCACGCGATGCAGATCGGGACGTCGCTTGCTGCGGCGCAGTTCGGCGCGCAGTGGTTCGCCGATGGGGCGCACCCGTCAGGGCTGCTGGTGAACGCGAATGACATCAGCCAGGAGCAGGCGACGACGGTGAAGAACCGGTGGATGTCGCTGTTCCAGGGCACCCGGGAGCCTGCGGTGCTGGGCAAGGGTTGGGATTGGAAGCCGATCCAGATCGCGCCGGCCGAGTCGCAGTTCTTGGAGACGCAGCGGTTCACCGAGGCGCAGTGTGCTCGCATGTTCGGGCCAGCGGTCGCGGAGACGCTGGGCTACGAGACGGGCGGCTCTATGACGTACGCGAATGTTGTCGACCGCCGCAGTGATCTGCTCACGTTCACTTTGAACAAGTGGCTGACCCGTACGGAGCGGCTGCTGTCGCAGCTGCTGCCGTCGCCGCAGTATGTCCGGTTCAACCGGGATGCGTTGCTGCAGTCGACGACGCTGGCCCGCTACGAGGCGCACGCGTCGGCGTTGGACAACCGTTGGCGGACTGTGAACGAGATCCGCGACATCGAAGACCTGCCGCCCGTCGAGTGGGGCGACGTCCCCAACGAGAAGACACAAACCCAACCTGGGAGCGCGCAAGCATGAGTAACCTGATCCGCGACTTCGTCGCCGACATCGAGATCCGGTCCGACGGCACTGGCCGCACGGTCCACGGAATCCTGGTCCCGTACAACACGCCGGCGCGGGTGTCCGATGGTGGTCCGTCGTACGAGGAGATGTTCGCCCCCGGTGCGTTCGTGCGCGACATCGAGGCCCGCAACGGCGACTTCCGCGGCGTGAAGTTCCTGTACCAGCACAACCACGACGAGCCGATCGGGCGTGCCGTGGAGTTGCGCGACGACGCCGCCGGGCTGTTCGGCGCGTTCCGCGTGGCGAAGACCGCCAAGGGTGACGAGGTGCTCGAGCTACTGCGCGAGGGTGTCCTCGACTCGTTCTCGATCGGCTTCCGCCCGATCGACCCCGCCCCCGGTGACCCGATCAAGGTCGGCGAGCCGGTGATCCGCACGAAGGCCGGACTGCGCGAGACCTCTGTGGTCACCTTCCCCGCCTATGCGGGCGCCCTGGTCGCAGGTGTGCGTGCGATCGAACCCGAAGACCACCACGGCGACCTCGTCGTGGTTGAGGCTGACTCCACCGATGCTTCTGCAGAGCATCGCTCGGACCAGCCCGCACCTGACCCGGACCCGGCCCCCGCGCCACTCCACTCAGGACTCTCGCCGGCGCAACGGCGTACGGCGCGACTCAATCAACTATTCACGAAGGAGGAGTCCCGATGACCAAGAACATCGAGATCCTGCGGGCGCGGCACGATGAGATCGAGGCCGAGTTCCGCACCATTCACAGCGAGGCGGGCGACCGTTCGCTGAACGACGAGGAGCAGGTCCGCTGGGACGCGCTCGACGCCGAACTGCAGCAGGTCCGCGAGGACATCGCCGCGTACGAGGCTGGACAGGAGCGTGCCAAGCGCGTCGCCGAGTCCCGCGCCAAGTGGGGCAGCCTGCAGGTGTCGAGCCGGGTGGACCCGTTCGAGAACCTGGACACCGTCAAGCGGATGAGCGACGACGACCCGGAACTGATCGACCGCGCCCTGAGTGCTGTCGAGAAGACCGAGTACCGCCGCCAGTCCTACGCGGTGACCGACGAGGCGCGGCAGAACGCCACCCGGATGATCGAGCAGATCCCCGGCGTGGCGCGCATGGCGATGGCGACTGGTTCGCCGGAGTACATGGCGGCATTCCGCAACTGGGTTCGCAGCATGGGCGCCCCGGTCTACAGCGCAGAAGAGGCCGCCGCCGTGCGTGCCTCGATGTCGCTGACCAGCGCCAACGGTGGGTACGCTCTGCCGTTCCTGCTCGACCCGACGCTGATCCACACCGGTACCGCCACGAAGAACCCGATCCGCCAGATCGCGCGGGTCGAGTCCGGTACGCAGGACACCTGGCACGGCGTGACCGTGTCCAACGTGACCACCGCGTGGACCGGTGAGGGTTCGGCGTTCACCGACGGCAGCCCCACCACCGGCGGGGTGACCGTGGACGCGGCGAAGTTGACCGCGTACGTCACCGGCTCGTTCGAGATCTTCCAGGACTCGAACCTGCTCGCGCAGCTGCCGATGCTCATCGGCGAGTCGATCGACTACGCCGAGTCGGCCGCGTTCATCAGCGGCAGCGGTTCGGGCGCCCCGAAGGGTGTCATCACCGCTGTGTCCGGCACGGCCGGTTCGCTGGTGACGGTCACCACTCGCGGGTCGTTCACGTCCGCGTCGATCGCTGACACGATCGCTCTGGTCAACGCCCTGGCCGTCCGCTACGAGGACACCGCCACCTGGGTGCTGAACAAGGCGATCTACCGCACGATCGAGCAGCAGATGGTCGGCACCGGCGCCGTGAAGGCGATCGAGATGACCAACGGTCGGGAGCTGTTCGACCTGCCGGTGGTGCGTTCGTCCACGATGCTGTCCGCGACCACGTCGGGCAACCACATCGCAGTGCTGGGTGACTTCTCCCAGTACATCGTCTACGACCGGCTCGGGGTGAACGTCGAGTTCATCCAGAACGTCGTGGACGGCGACGGTCTGCCCGTGGGCAAGCGCGGGCTGGTGGCCTACAAGCGCGTCGGTGGCGATGTCTCTGATCTCGATGCTTTCAGGTTGCTCAAAGCCTGACCCACGCTGACGGTCTAAGCAGCCGTCAACGGTGGCCCCGATGCACCTCTCGGCGTCGGGGCCACCGACCCCTCCACCCGCTACCGAGAGGTCAACCGAGAGGGTAAGCATGAAGATCCGCGTGCGCGACCCGAAGTCCGTCGTCCTGGCCTACATCCACCCCGGCCAGGTGAGCAGCTACTTCACCGAGTCGATGATCGCGTCTCTGTTCTACGACAAGACGATGGGCAACGACCGGATCGCGAACATCTACCAGGAGTGGAGCAGCGCGAACGTCAGCGCCGCCCGCAACATCGTCACGCAGCGGTTCCTCGACAAGAACGACGC